GGAGAGAGCGGCCAGCGAGCGTTCACCGGGGACGTCTGACGCGGGGGCACAGGCCAGTCCATGATGAACTCACCCAGCTTCGTACCAAACAGGCCGTCGATGTAGTTGTTGAGCCGCGGCAGGGACTCCGCCTTCTGCGTGTCCGTAGGCGCGCGCCCAAGAGGGATCGTGTTGCTCTCCCGGAGCGCCTGCTCAATGATCTCGCTGGCCAGCATAACCTACTCCTCGTCTTCCGCGTCGTCGTCTTCCTCTTCGGAAGCATCGACGGCGGCCTGGTAGATCGCAGCGAGATCATCTGCCGTGGCGTCGGCCGGGAAGTCGATCTTGCTCTCGGAGCACCAATCCACAAGGTCTTTCTTCTGGAGCCCGAGTTTCTTGGCGAGGCCCTTGTTCGGGTTCTCCGGCTTGGCCGGCGGAGTGTCTTTGGCCGGCGCGTTGTCCTTGGCGGCGGGCGTGTAGGGCTTCTCCCCGTTCAGGTCCGCGAAGAGGCCCTTCGGGATGTCGTCGCCGGCGTTGTAAATCTTCCCGTTGCCGTCCTTGTCGTAGAGCCACTTCGGGAACTCGGTCTTGTTCTTCTGGCGCTTGGGACGCCGATTTGTATTGATAGTCATAGGGCACTCCTTGATGTGAAAACGACGGAGCCGAAGCCCCGCCGCAATCATGTCCTAGATCATCCGTTAAGGCAACACTTACGGCGTGAGGCCGTTGATCCGGGTGCCCAAGAAGTTGTCCATAACCTCGCCGCCGTAGATCATATCCCAACGGTGGATGTGAGCGCCAGTAGCGATGTCCGAACCCCTCCAGTAGCGGATGCCGATGCCGGTCGCCGGGTCGCTCGCGAAGGAGCTTTCGCCGGTGAAGGGCGTGGGCAGACGGGCCGACACGAGGCTGATCGCCTGGCGTTGGAACACCGCACGCTGCTGGTAGCTGGTCTCCGCAGTGCCTTTCCAGACAACCGCAGCGCCGCCGGCCGGAGCAGCGCTCACCGTGCCGAACGCCGTGTTGGCGTCGGTCGATGTGCCGTCGTTGGAGCCGACCACGATGATCGCCGGAGAGATCGTCAGGGTCGCGTCGCCGGTGCCGTCAGCCGTGGCCGCCTCAAGGACGGTGAACTGCTGGAGCCGGGACGGTTCCACGATCTCGCGGGTACGAGGGTTGACCGCGAACACGCCAGCAATGGTGAACACCTCGCCAGCCGCGACGGTGCCGGCGGCACCCAAGCCCGCCACGTCCAGGGTTTGCGACATACGCGCGTTGTCTTTGACAGCGCGGTAGTTGCTGTTCTGGCTGCCGCCATCGACGGTGCCGTTTGTGCGGTCGCCGGTCACGACGGCCGAGAGGTTCTGGGTGGCGTAGGAGTCCACCTCAGAGATCAGCGGGATACGGGTCCGCTCCAGGGCCGTGCGGTTCACGCCGATGATGTCGCCACCGATCAGCGAGGCACGGATGCCCTCGGCGTCGCCGAAGGCAAGGACGCCGGCGATGTCCTGGTTGGGCGCAGCCTGCTCCATGAGGCGGGTGTGCGCCGGCAGGTATTGCGCCGGAGACGCAATGACCGCACCAGGATCGCCGACCCAGGAGAAGAAGTCCTTGAACTTGCCGGTCAGGAACTTGTCCACGTCGTGCGCCAGCTCGGAAGCGGCGGAGAGCATGGTCTGGTTCCTCATCAGCTCGTTGTAGGACTGCGCAGACTCCAGGTCGCCCACGGAGACGTGCACGTTCTTGTACTGATCGACCGAGATCAGCTCGGAACCAGTCACGATGTCCTGAGCCGCCAGGGCAGCGCCGGACTTCGCGAGGAAGCGGGGCGGACGCTTGACGTTGATGGTCAGGCCGTTCTGGTCGGAGACTTGATCCTTGAACTCGCCGTTGACCAAGCGGCCGGTGACGAGCTGGTTTTTGAGCAACAGGAGCATGACGTTGGCATACTCGGTTGCATTAAGAAACTGGTTGGCCATGGTATCTTACCTTTTACCGTTTGCGATCCGTTTTGTTGGTAGCGGCCATGGCTTGCTGCTCGAAGGCAGCGAAGTCCGAGGACGCCCCCAGGCTTGCGTACTTCCCGCCAGCGCCGCGGGGTTGTCTGCGGCTCGGCGGAGGGGCAGCTTTGGGCTGCCGCTTCATGCCCTTGTCCCGCTGTTTGTCGCGGGTCTGGATCGCGGCCTCAAGGCGGCCGATATACCGAGCCAAGGGAACTTGCCCCATCTCGGAAACCTTAACCGCTTCCTTCCGGTTGCGGGCGAGGTGATACACGATGTCGGCGGCTTGGTCAGAATCGCTGATTATCTCAGCCATGTCCTTCGTCATGGGGAACTCACCGCGAGCGGCCGGCCCCAGGACCACCTTTTCGAAGTCATCGTAGGCTTCGAGCCCCGTTTCTTCGATGGTGCCCCACCGTTGCCTCAGTTTTTGGACCTTCTCGGTCTCAGCGGCCTCAGCTTGCCGTGTCGCGTCCGCGTGGCGCTGTTTTGCCATACGAACATCGACGCCGTAGTTAATTACATCATCCAGGTACTCCGGGTCAACCTCCCCGTAAGCATATTTTTTCGGGTCCGGCTTAACAAGTGGCTCGCCGTCATCGCCGACCGGCACAAAATTCTTGCCGTCATCGGACTTTTTCGCCGGCTTGTTGTCCTTGTTGTCGGCCGGCTTGTTGCTGCTTTCCAGCTCCACCACACGGGCGCGCAGGGCCGCGGCCTCCTGCTCGGCGGCAGCCTTGGCGCGCGTCATCTGCGCGATGCGCTTGCGGAAGGGAACCTTGTTCTTCTTCGGCGCAGGCTCGTCGTCCTGGTCGTCGTCCTGGTCGTCGTCGTCCTGGTCGTCGTCGTCCTGGTCGTCGTCGTCCTGATAGTCATCGTCGTCAGCCGGATCGGAGAACGCCGCCAGCGGGTCGTCGTCATCGTCGTCCGCGATGTGCGGGACCGTCTGGTCTTTGGGCACCTCACCCCTCGGGGCCTCATCCTTGGGCGCTTCGCCTTTAGGCTCCTCACCCTTCGTGGCCCCAGCCTTGGGCGGCGTGATGGGCTCGCCGTCGCGCGTAGCGGTGCTCACGAAGCCCTCGAACGGATCGGCGGGCGTTGTGTCCTTATCAGCCATAGTTTTCGTCTCCTGTGTCAGTCATCTCGGCCACGAGACGGATCGAGTCCATCGCGTCGCGGAGTTTCTTGCTCTCCACCTGGGAGAGAATTTTGATGCGCTCGAAGTCGATCTCGGCGAGCGACTTTGCGGCCGTGGCCGTGGCCTGCTTGGCGCGGGCCTCATAGTCGAGCGCCTGGTTCTCCTTCATGGTGATCTCCGCGACCTTGCCGCGCAGCTCAAGCTGCTCCAGCGCCTGAGCCTTCTGCTCCATCGCCTGACGGGCTTGCTGCTGCTCGGGCGTGAGGTCATCTGTCGGGACCAGGCCGGGCGGGAGCTGAGTGCGCAGACGCTCGGAGATCTTGTCCGCGTCGGGCCAGTCTTGGGCCTCGACGATCAGATCGGCCGTGACGCCCATGAGCTGAGGCATGGCGTTGACCATATTCAGCATCGCTTCGCCGGCCTCGCGGCGCTTGGTCGCGTAGCTCGGGCCAGTCGTGATGGTCACGTCGTATTTGCCGACGTTCAGATCCACACCGTCCTCGTCGTTGAGCCGCACGATGGTCTCAGCGTCGTCGTCGCCCAAGATGCGAACCGTGCGCGCCGTGTCGTAGACGTAGGGCAGGAGCATGTTGATGACGCGCCCGCTCTCCTCAATCGCGGAGTTAAGATTGTCTTGATAGACCTGGATGCCGGCCTCGCCGCTCTCCTGGCGGGCGTTGAGCGCCTTGCCGGAGACCTCGTTGCCCTGGATGCCCAGCGAGGCTTCATGCAGGTTCGACACGTCGCGGATGTCCTGCGCGGCCATGCCGGCTTCCTGGACCAGCGCGCTCTCCATCTCGGCGGGCGGCATCTTCTGCGGCGGAACGCCGGCGTCGGCGTTGTAGATCAGCAGAGGATCGTCCGACCCAGCCGCGTCGCGGAAAGCATCTTCACGGCCTTCGACGGCGTTGTCGGGCGCGAGCCATTCGGCCTTCGGGGCCTTCATGAGCTTCTCAGCGATCACCGAGCGCCAGTAATTGTGCATCCGCTGGGGGTCTTTCAGGAAGCGGACGAGGCCCCAACGGTTGCGCTTCTCGCCGACATAGACCTCCCAGCCCACGACACGGAACACGGGCACGCGGTTGATCGGCAGCATGAACGGGCCTTCCAGCAGCTCGATCCCGTTGGAGAGGTACATCTCCGCATATTTCAGGCGCACGCGCCGGACATAAGGCTGCCCCGTCTGCGGGTTGCGCGCGACAGTCGGACCCCACGTTGCGACATCCAGATCGGTCACGTCTTGCGTGTCGCCGTCCGTGGTCATGATAAGCGTCGCCATGCGGTCGCGCACACGCCAATACTCCACGACGCGCACCGTCTGGGCCTCGTACCAGCCCTGGCCGCGCATCCCCTGCGAGAACACAGAGCCGCCGTCGAAGCTCGTCATCCTGGCGTCGGGGAAAGCCTCCTTAAACTGCTTCTCGGTGTAGTAATCCTCGATGAAGCAGTGGCCGGCGTCCTTGCCCGTGGGGTCGATGGACATCCGGTCCCAGAGCACGGCCATGGCGTTCGGAATCTGGACGATGCGGATGTCCTGATCGAACGCACTATCGTCGGAGTACCTCAGCTCGATCTTGAACGCGCCGTCGCCGCAGATAACCTGGTTCTGGTGCGCTGTGTTGTACGCGATGTTCGCCTTCGAGAGCTTCTCGATGGAGCGGATGAGGCCCTGGCGAATCCGTGCCACGTCCTTGTCGCCGGCCTCGTCGGGCAGCACCCTGATCGAGGCTTTGTTGCGCCGATACTGGCCCAACACAATGCCGATATATGCCACCAGGCGGTTGACCGTGAGGCGCGGCAGGCCCTTCGCGTCGCGCTCTCTCGCGATATCTGCGGGCCACTGGTCGCCGGCCGTGAACTCAAGATCCTCGACCGCAGCCTCGCGGTTGTCTTGATCGTAGGCCGAGTCATCCTGGTAATCCTGCCGCATATCGGACAAGAACTCCTGTGTCGCGGCCTGTATGTCGTAAAGCTCGCCGTTCTCGCCAGGGGTCGCGCGCTTGTGCTTCTCAAGATAGTCGCTGGGCGGCATGACGACTGCAGCGCCGTCCATCTCGTCGGGAGTCAGGCCGAACGCGTCATCCTCTTCCGTCTCCGCCTCTGAATTGAGGTCTTCCCCTTGGGGCCGCAGGAAACCTTCATCATCTTGAAAATCAGACATTACACGCCCCTCCAATTTTCGCCGCGCTTCACTCGCGCGATGCACACGTCGGTGTCCGCAGCTAACACGCTTGAAACAAAGTCTTCATGCTTTGACAAAACAACCTCACCTCATCCAGCCATATTTACGGCCGCTTGAGCCATGGAATTTCTTGACCGCCGGCGCGTCGGGGTCATGAACCGCTGATTTACCAGTTTCTTTCCGATCTGTGAAGTCTTTTATGAGGCGCATGTCCGCGTAGGTGAGCACGAAGGCGTCGGCCTTGTCCGGGGAGCGGACGCCGCGCTTGCGCATATCCGGCTTGCTCTCCAGGAGCAGGTCGTTGGTCGCCGTGGGCTTCACCATAGGCCCGATCAGATCCGCGTGCAGCTCGTCGTCGTCGGGAATCGCGGTGCCTACATCCGTGTCGTTGAGCGCGTCGT